ACAATTATCGAGGACCGGATCCGGCGGCGATCGGCGTCGGTGAGATCCGGATTCTGATGCAGGTGCCGGACCAGGTCCCCGAATTTATTCAGGGCGATAAAGGTATCGGCCAGATTGCCGTGGACGGGAGAGCCGGCGGCAATGACCAGCTCCTCGGTGATCGGGGACCGGCAGGATTCCGCGGTTTCGAAATCTTCCAGGTCTTTCATCGTGTTCATGGCAACCTCCCGATTTTTTCGTATTACAAAAAATTACCAATCGATTACCGATGTAATACAGACAAGCTAAAAATTTTTTTGTAGTGTTAGCCTTAAAAGTTTAATGATGTTTTTATCGCTTAAAATTATTGACAGAACGTCTTTGTTTTTCAAAAGGGTGTCGATTTGATCAAAATTAAAGGTAATCCCGACCTCGCTGCATTTGGTTGCAAACGCCGTATAATCGACCCGCTCGGCCCGGATGGCCCTGTCGATTGCGTCCTCCATGTCCGGGTAAAATCGGGCCTGTTTGGGGTTTCCTTTGGATTCCAGTGGGGGCTTTGTGGGCCGGCCCCTGAAATTGTTGACCGTTACCGACCCGTTTACGGTTTGAAAAAGCGTTTTCTGCATTTAAAATAGCTCCTCAATTTCAAGATTAAGTTTGGATGCGATCAGGCTTTTATCTTTTTTCCGGTGGTTCCGGCCTGTTTTAAGGCGGAGGGTTTTGGATATACTCGATGGGGTGGATTGGCCCTGTGCAATGTCATCCAGTTTGACCCCGTTGAGAACGATCAAGGCCTTTCGGATATGGGGGATTGGGTACCCGAGTTTTTTTAAATATTTTAATGTCGCCCGGTTGTTGTTTCTGGGTTGAAAAAATTTGCTTTTAATGATATTATTAATCATTTTAAATATTTCCCAGCAACCTTAAAAGATCATAAAGGATATTTTTAAAGACAACTAAAGGTAATTAAGGGTTAATTATCTTTTTATATCCTGTATGTCAAGATATTTTTAACTTTTTTAAGGAAAAAAATGGATAGACTCCTTTTTAAAGACAAAATTCAATATATTTTAGACCGTGAAGGCTGGACCCAGGTGGACTTGGCCAAAAACACCGGTGTTCATATCAAAACCATTCATCGGTGGATGAAACTTGAAAAAGCGCCTCGGGGCCAGAAATTAATCAAGGTGTCTCAAAATACAGTTTACAATATCGAATGGCTGAAAAATGACGGCTATCAGGGACCGATCTTGGAAAAAGGCCGGTGGGCATTTGAGGCCGATGAAAAATTAGGTAATATGTCCCGGCGGGAAATCGGTCTGATCTATTCAAGGCTCAAAGAAATCAAGGAATCCAGAAATTTCAATTCGGCCCAGCTTCTGGAAGCCGCCGGAATCAATATCCACGCCACCGAAGACGATGCCCATTTTTTGGGATTTCCGCCATATGGCCTGGCTCTTGAAAAGATCGAGGCTGCCACCGGGTATGACAAATCATGGATTTTGACCGGCATCGGGCCGAAATACACTGAAAGCAAAGTCCTCGATGAAAAACCCACAAAAAAAGAGGAAACGGAATTGAACCAAAAGGAATTATTGAGAATGCTCCTGGAAGAACGGGCCCGGCGGGCCGTTGTGGAGGATCAGCTGGTCAGAGCGGAAGAGCAAAACGTAAAGCTCAAACAAAGAAAAGCGGAACTAAAAAATGAAAATGAAGATCTTAAAAATAACAATATATCTGAATTGATCAAAAATATAATGATTAATACCAAGCCTCCGGAAGGTATCGAGGAAAGGCGCGCTTGCGCCGCACAGATCGGTGAGATATTTAATAAATGTCAATCCATTTAAGAAAAGACGGCCGAGCTCCCTGGGCGTTGTAATAGTGCGGGAAGGAGAGATATGCTACCATATTTCAACTCAACACGGTTCAAAATGAGGGTTGCTCGCACGATTTTCGCAATCGTGCGATTTTTAAACTTGAAACAGAAGAGAGTAATTCGTCGCAGGGGCGTGAGATTTGACGTCGATCTTGCCGAAGGTATAGATCTGTCGATCTTTTTGTTTGGTAATTTCCAGAAGCATGTGACCAGCAATAGATTCATTCAAATCCCAAAAGATGCTGTTATCTTCGATGTCGGAGCTAATGTCGGTTCGATTTCCTTGATTTTTGCAGCCACATATACTCAAGCCGTTGTATATTCCTTTGAACCAACACACAGTGCTTTTGGCAAACTGAAACGTAATATAGAGATTAATGAGGATATAATAGGTAAAAGAGTTATACCGGTTCAGACCTTTGTGTCCGCGTCGAATACAGAATCAAGCCACTTGACAGCTTACTCGAGCTGGCCGATTGATGATCTTGGCGGCAATCGACATCCTGTTCACCTGGGCGTTTCAAAAGATGCAACGGGCAAGCAAATAACCCTGGACACATTTACTCAGAATCGTGAGATCGGCAGACTCGACCTAATAAAGATCGACACAGACGGTTATGAGTTGGATGTCTTAAGGGGGGCAATGGGCTGTATAGGTCGATTCAAGCCAACAGTGATCTTTGAGCTGACCACTTACCTGATGAGAGAACGACAGCAATCATTTTCTGATTACGAAGAACTCCTGCATCCAATGGGTTACCGCCTGTTGGACACAAAATCATCTTGCGAAGTGCGCGGAGACAATTTGGAAAAGCTTATACCTTCTGGCGGAGGAATAGACATTATTGCCATCCCACCTGGGAGAAACGAACAATCAGCACCGAACAAGAGCATGGACAGCGATAAGAAATAGCAGCACAACGGCCATTTCTTGCGCGTCATTCTTACCGTTATGGATACCTGCTATATATGACATATTTTTAAGCTCGTCCAGTTGTCCGGTTCCCTAATGTCGCCATATAAACACCCCCCCCCTCCAAATAGTTACTCACCCGTATAGTTCGGATCAAGAAATTTTGCATGGCCCTTGACCTCGGTATGAGCGATCGTAAAACGAGGCCCATACATCTCCCTTAGCGCAACAACTTCAGCATATGTAACTGGCCCCGCATCTTCAGGGCGGCTTGCCATATACTTACCAACAGCAGTTGATATGATGTCAAGAAATCCGAATGCTAACATTAATTCCATTTTATCCACCTTATTCACCTCCAATTAGACCCGGTAATGCCAAAAGGATCTGTGATTTATACATCATGAACAATTCGATCTTTGACTGGGCAAAAGGCAGGTCAGAGTCAACCGCCTTTCCCCAGTCGACCATAATATCTCCGGCCTTGTCCCACAATGGGCTGATACCCCTCGCCCACTTCCGCTTTGTTTCGAGATCTGCCGCTGCAAACCACTTGTTATACGTCTCCAACATCGGCGTGAACCACTCCTGAGCCTGAGCAAATGTGTATTCTGCCTGAATCTCTGTCGGGACAATCCGGTTCGATGGCGGGCAACCATAAATCGAAAGTGTCAGTATGAACGCACAAAGCAGTACGGCCATTAGGGTTAATGCGTTAAACTTTTTCATTTTCTTCACCTCTTTCTTTGTTAAATTTTATTTTTCGTTCTGTGGATTCTTTGTCAATCTGTTTCTTCACCTCCTCCATTAAGTTTTATTTGTCGTTCTGTGGATTCTTTGTCGATCTGAGCCTTCGAAGATCTAAAAGCCCAGTTTATTATCCACGACATGACTGTGCCGAGTATAAACCCGAGAGAAGTATCTGCAAAACGTATATTGCCTTTGGGAATATCGAAGAAGGTTATCGAGACAATATAAATAAATGCCATTGTAATGACATACACGGCGAAAAAATTAAGAAAAGGTGTATGTCCGGGCTCAACATCTCGTTTAATTTTACCGGTCTTCATCTGGAGGGGAACCTGGCCATTTTCGGGGCCATGATGAGCGACGGGCAATTCTGTATTATCGGTTGGCATTTGGTTTCACCTCCTTGATCTTTTCAACCGCTTTGTTAATTCTGGAATTGATGAGTCTCATCTGCCGGATATAGGTTTTTATATTAGCTGTTCTTATGTAACTATAATCCTTGGGCCAGTTTTTAAAAATTATAGAACTCATAGCCTTGGATCAGTTGAAGCTAATCCGATAACTGGGTCTGTCAAATCGCCCGGTTTTGTGAACTCGAAAGGGACGGCATCTGTTTTAATCCCCCATAGCGTATTGAACGCTTGAATGGTTCCGGTGTGAACTCCATTCGCTAAATTCAATGGCGCCATATCTTTAACCATCTGAACCGTTCCGGATTGGCTTGTAAATGGCATTTCGGTGTATTCCGTACCGTCCAGAATCAGCTTGTAACTTGTAACGGCTTCGATCACAGGCACCGTTCTCAAATACGGTTCTGAAAATGCCACCCCTGTCATAATAAAAATGATACATACAACAAAAATTAAATTCTTCATGGTGCACCTCCTATCGTTATATTTTTTGGATCACTCATATCCAATGTTATTTGACATTCTGTTTCCAAGCAGTAATCGAAGTGGAAAATATCAACGGGAACCGGCATGTATCCAAATTCATCTGCACAGTTCACCCAGAGTTTATAACCAAAAATATCCGGCTCTGAATTGGGAGTCCATGCAAACGTAATTGTTTCCCGAAACTCGGTGATTGAAACAAAATTGCTGAATCCGGATTCGTATCCTTCGGTGTCCAGAGCTGTTAATTTGTAATAGCGATCGGCCCGGGCCGGACTGGCCATCAGCAGTAAAACCGCCATGGACATTAAAAATAGTCGTTTTATTCTATCCTCCCTTCGCCTGCAGGCTTCCAGCAGCACAGCTCCGTGTGGCGGCGCCGGGTTTTGCAGCATGTTCGAAATAGTTTTATACGGTCCCGGGACGCATCATCTGTGCAAGCCGGAACGCCATTTGTGCCGATTTCAGGCATAGGCCCTGTTGAGCCATCCTTTGAGATATTTTTCATATTCAGGTTTCTGAATCACCAGGCTTCGGTAAAACCCGGCGGCCTCGCACCGGACCCCGATGATCAGGCCGTCCCTGTAATGAATATTATTTATTGCATTGAATGATGCCGGTCCCAAGATTCCGTCTTCGACCAGACGCACTCCAAAAGCCCGTATGGCCCGCTGGGCCAGTTTCCCGGCCTGGCGGGCGCCCATGTTCACGGCCAGATCAAAAATCTTTGTGGCCAGCAGAATATGGCGGATTTCGTAATATCTATAACGGTCCCACCACCGGCGCCGATAAAACGAGATGGCATCCTCCCGGGTCATGGCCCGAATGTCGTCGCCGTCGATGTCACCGTCCAGGTCGATATCGATGTCCAGGGATCTTAACGTCACGCCGTAATTGGTGGGACCGGCATGGTCGACTGTGTATCCGCCTTCGTGTTTGAGGACCGTGAGGATGGCGATGTCGAATTTATCCATGATCAATCACCCTCCTCTCGGGTTTTCTCTTTTTTCAGTCTTTCCGCAAAAACGGCCAGACTGGTGTTGATGCCGGCGATATCCTTGTTGATGCCGGAGATGTCCTTTTTGATGGTGCCGAAATCGCCGGATCCTTTGTCCAGGCGTTTTTCATGCTCGACGATTTTGCCGCCATGCTCCACCAGGGTCCGGTCGACACCGGATTTCCATTTGATGCAGTCCGGGTTCAGAATATGGATGTCCGGGGCAGGATCCGGGGCCTTGGGCGCCGGCGCGGGGATGGGGTCCGGGGTGCGGTTTTTCAACCAGTCGAATATGATTTTCGATCCAATGGAAACGCCACCGGCCAGAACGCCCCCTCCCAGCAACACCAATAAACCTGTCGGTTCGGCCATTTTGTTTTCCCTTGAAAACTTGGCCTTCCTCTGATAGGAGCATTCAGACGATGGCCGTGTGTGATACGGTTATCATTCAGGGTCGGCGGATTGCTGGCGGCTTTCCGTCGGCCCGCCTGTTTTCTTAACTTCTTACCTTCTTAATCTCTCACCTTCCATCATTTACGCATCTTTCAGCCACTCTTAATAAAGAATCCCAAATAACAACATTGTATTTGCGGCGCCGCCTGTTGAACCGGCAGTTACATCGGCCTCGATGATTGATCCGGCAGCATATGATTTATTAAGTACCGGCGTGGCATTTGGAACCGGTTGTAAAATAGCCACATCATACTGAGCAGCAAGATTGCTCAGCGTCTGAGCGCCAAGAAAATCCGTAGCCGATCCCTGCTCGCCAATGGTAAGCACCCCATCACCGGCACCCGCCCCTGCAATAAAAATCGCTTTTGTGATTATCAATCTCTTGCCTACAGGGACAGTATAGAGAGTTGTTTGAGCTACAGCATTTAGAGCTACCGTGGTGCTTGACAATAATGCTTCCGTTAATTCATTGAGTTCTGACATTTCATCCTCCTCTTTTTAATTTATAACCACTTCTCCGCCGGATATCACAACAGATCCGCCGCTGCACACGATTTCTTTGAACATAAGGGCCGTCCCGGCCTCGTTGACCATTGCGAATTTTCCAGCGACGAATCCTGCTTTATTGATCGCCGCAACATTTATCGTAATCTGTGCATCCAGTTCTCCTGGCGGCACATTCAGAAGCGATGTTTTATAATCCATCGCGGCTGGATACGGAGTATGATAATTTGTACTCATTCGTCACCTCCCGGCATAGTGTTAAAGATTGAATTCATCGTTTTAACCATTTCCGGATTTATTCCCGGAATGTCCAAAATTATTTTTTTAAATGATTCCATTTGCTTTTTGACTATTGCGGCACCGGCCTGATGCTCATCTTTTTTTTCATAGATGTTTTCCATGAGCTGGGTATGATACCGCAATTCTTTTAATATTTCTTTTAGTATTTCTTCCATTTTATTACCCCTATAGAACCAAAAAAAATCCTGCTTTTTGTCCCTTTAAACCGGCGACAAATGTTTTTGATACTGAACCACCGTTGGTCGCCACCCCAAACCAGTCGCAATCACTATTTTCTCCACGAAATGAACCGAAACCCGCCCAGCCGAAATCAATTGTATAGTCTGTTTCTTCTTTGTCCCACGATTCCGGTTCAGAATCAGAAAGTTCCCATATTTTAAATTTTAATGCAGCACCTTCTGCTCGAAATCGAGCTACATACCAAGTATCTTCATAAAGTGTTACGGATAAATTTGATCCGAGTATTAATGCAGCTCCATTTAAATATCTGATTAATCTTATTTGGTCCAAATTTTGATCAATAGATATAACATATCCGTTTTCATTTGATGTCCCAGATGCCCTGACAACAAGATAGACAACCGCACTTAAATCTTCACTCCATCTAATTTTTGCCAAAATTTCGATACTATCAGGACCGTCAAGATCATCCCAAGACAAAAGGTATCTGTCCAGATCCGCAGGATAAACGCCATGGGTAACTCTTAATAATTTTCCACCTTCAGAAGCCCCCGCATCTTCTAATACCTTGCTTGCGGCACCTGCTACATGCCATCGTTCTGTCCAGTCGGACGGCTGAGGACCTGTAGCGTACTCACTAAAATCTGTGGAATGATATGCTACTGATCCATCCCCAAACGGATTAGTGACCGAATCACCTCCGGTTGATACTCCAAACCAATCGCAATCACCATAATCCCCACGGTAAGAGCCATGTGCAACCCAGCCTGTTGATAAGGCTGAATTGGTTTCATCAATCATCCATATAGTAGGTTCTGCTCCACCGGCCACCCATACTTTTGCTTGCAATGTTGTACCATTAGCCCGGAATCTGATCATATACCAAACATCTTCATAAAATTGTTTGCTTATGGTTGCTAATGTAGTTGCAGCACCGCCATCAAATTTAGTCAGCCTTACTTCTTGCAAAGTTTGATGACATGCAATAATATACCCAGTTTCGCCAGTGGTACCGGAACCCCTTAAAACAAGCTGAATGATTGAATCTAAATTGTCTGACCATCGAACTTTTGCCAATATTTCAACATCTGCGACATCGCCAACATCATCCCAAGAAATCGCATATCGTTCAGCCGATGAATGGTCTATTCTGAGAAGTTTGCCGCCTTCTGCCCCTGCATCTGCTATAACTAAACCTGTAGCAACCCCAGTGTGCCATCGCTCGGTCCAATCGGAAGGTTGAACGCCGGTAGTGTATTCGCTAAAATCTGTGGAATAATCAGTCATTATCCATACTCGCTAACATTGGCCACCGCATCATACTTTGAAGCAGTTCCATCATAGATAAATCCGACATAGGATCGTGCGTTGGCATTATCGCTGATTTCAATTACAGCTATCTCAGCACCATATCTGACGTTAGCCGGGAAGGTTATTGTCCATCCCCCTGTGCCGTTCATGGTTATTGCCAAAATCAATTTATCAAAATCCTCTGCCCCGGACATGGTAAATATTATATCGTGAGCTGCCGTTATTTTTGCCCGATGCCCCAGAGTCCAATCGATTGCCACATTTGCTGAACTGATTAATGTCTGTTTGTCGGTAGGCGCTACATCTCCTTGGGCAATGCCGGTAACTTCATTGCCGTCAATGTCCAATAATGCTTTATGCTCCAGATCGCTCACAAGCCCGGTGGATGACAGGGTCATAAAATTGGGCGATGTTTCCGGATCTTGAGTTTGATCCCGTTGATATTTAAACCCGTAAGACGACCCGGTAAACTCCTGATTGACGGATGCTGAATTATAACCATCATCGCCGGAATATACGTTCCCGGTGCCACCGACCAAATACAGCGTTATTGAATAACTCCCGGATATCAGCCAGCCATACTGATCATATACATAGACCGTTATTGTTTTTTCGGGGTAGTCATCTTCCTCGTCCCAATCAAAATCGGATAAAGCGGGGATGCTCAATTTTGATGCCACCGGCGCTGCCCATTGCATTCCTATGTGTGAATCGGTGATTTCCGTAGTGCCTCCGATTACCAGAATATAATCACCCAGTAAAATATGATCCGCTGGAATGGTTGGCTTGACCGGTGTGATTGCAGCCGTGCCTTTGAGATAATCAATGATTCCATCTGCACCCACCACAAACGCATCATATCTGAACAACCCTGCTGACGGTGCCGGATCAAGTTCCAGTGTTGTGACTATGTCGTCCGTTGCCGCAAACGGGAAAATCTCACTCGTAGTCATCGGAGGATCTGTTTCTGATGTTTCAATATATCTATCAGTTTGATCCGTTTCAGCCTGCGGATAATTTTCATCCGTTGTTATCGGTGGATCTGTTTCAGAAGTTGCATAATATCCAACGGTGCCGCCGGATAAATTATAGGTAACACCATCAATCCGATACGTGCCGTCCGAAATATCCACATACCTACCACTTCCGGCAGCCGTAACATTGCAACCGGACAGCACGCCGTCGGCCAGCTCGGACGTTGCCGGGTGAGCTAAAGTTCCAGGCAGTGGCGTTGGAATTGCGCATCCGTGACCCACGATTTCTGCATATCCACGGACACCGCCTCGATGAATCACCCGGACTGCATTGCCCGGACGCATCCACCCCCAAACCGTGGCCTCATTTCGTGGAAAATGAACATTGACATATTCGTTTGACCCTTGGATTTTAACCCGAGCAATGAGATTGTCCCAGTCCAGATCCCACAGCACTCCGTCACGGGTTTCCGCAGTAATAGCTGTTTGCCGCTGTATTTTTCGATCTACAAATCTGCGCCCATGAGTTCTCACGAAGTCAACCTCCAGCCTTCGACATGATCCAGACAATACTTCCCGATTTTCATTTCACGGGTTAGTCTTACAATCATTGTTGACAATGTTTCGCCGGAATACGGATGTAAAATACTGATAATATCCCCAATCTCATCCTGGAGATGAGCGGTTTTTGTAAATTTATGACGGTTGCGCTGGGCCTTGATCACGGCCATTTCCTGATCCGCTACTTTTTGGCACAAAGCAATTGTATAACAATACGGATCATCGATGGATTCAGTAACTATTTTTCCATTAAGTTCGTTTTGAAGATCATAATCATTGGCTTCGGCCTGATGTGATTGTTTTTCATGCCCGATGGGTCTGGCCCAGACATTATAATTATAAGATGCAACTCCGGCGACAATCATAATCAACGCATTTAGTTCTATAATCACAGCAAGATTACAGAAAGAGCACCATCCCACCTTATGTGGCCCGCCGTCACAAGTTCCTACACATGCAGTATAGGTGCCAACACATGCTCCAATTAATGCCATCACGACTGGCACCATATTGGGCGCTATAGTAGTTATGATGCAATACCTTTCATCAGGATCAACCCTTGCAGGGTCTATGAATTCTTTGCCCCCTCCAAACGCCGAAAACATCCCAAATTCACTGGCAGATTGAATGACCTCTAATCTTGGATATCGACAGGTTTTAGTGTGGTTGTCTGAATACCAGGCCGTATCATCTTCTTTTTTGCCCCACCATCCGGTTGTTCCTGATACTCTGGCGATAACCTCTTCTTCATACAGCACTTCCTGATAATAATTGCTTAGGCCCTTCACAACTACCCGATTAATAAATGTTGAATACTTGCCATCCGGTGTATACCCAGTGATCTGGGCAGTATCCGAATATGCATGATCCACGGCCTTATCAATGTCTAAATATCTGGGTTCGAATTTTCTGTCTACATTGATAAATGGAAAATACATGAAGTGATCCAGCAAGGACTTGACGATATCTTCTACACTCATATCGATAAATTGATTATAAATATCGTGGGTGCCGGTGAACGCAGAGATGTTCATGTCTCCAGATTCCAGATCCGCATGGGCCGGGAGTACGGTTTCAAGAATATATTTTGGAGTTTCCCCATTAAAATATTCACTGGCCACCACGTGGGTGTCTTCCCATAAACATCGCATGTCTTCAGCAATGATTTCCATGATCGGATATTTGCCCACATCGTAAGAAAGTTTTTGCTCCGTCACGATGAATGTGCCCTGATTCTGCCAATAATCAACATCACTTATGGTTTCACCTTCACGAATTGTAAGCTGACGACCTTTTTTCAGATAGACCGACCAGGTGGATAATAAATTCTGCGGATCAAATATATGCCCGTGAGATAGGCCGAATGTTAATTTTGCAGGTCGGTCAATATCCCAATCAATTTTAATGCTGGTTTCAACGGCCAGATAGTCTGACAGATCCTTGTTGGCCACGGCATTAGCCCATTGCAGGGAATATTCAGCATCATCCATATGCCGCCAGACTGCCCAGAGTATATCGTCGCTATCAACAACGATGACCGCCTCATCTTCAAAGTCATCCAGGCTAAGATTTGCGATTTCACCATATGTTGGTGAAATGGCCGGGGTAGAAACGGTCGCATATTTTAGAATAGAAAAACTTCCATATTCAGAAAATGACGCAATATAACCACAAAGGCCCGTATTCCAATGGGCAACATAAATAATTTTTGTTGCCGGATCATAGTCGATTATTCTTCCGGTATTAGCGGTTGATACATATCCTACATTACCCCAGCTGGAATCATCACATCCGGATCGAATCAATCCAGGCAATGTATCGTTATCATAAATTGTCCATGTGGCGTCTCCAGTATCAAACATGGCCACGCCGCCGGACCTTGAAACTCCACAGGTCATTAATAATTTTGTAGTTCCTTCCATATACATGAGACCAAACAATTTATAATCATTGGCGGTTGCCCATGTCGGTACAAAAAACACAACAGAATCATCATTCAGATTAATACGTCCCAACCCTCTTTTGTCGGGCTGACCCGTGTGATATTTAAATGTAAAATATATATAATTATTATAATAAGCAGCAGTGAATGCACCATATCTTGGAAATGTAGAATCTTCGGCATAGCAATAATGCTTAATTAAATCATTATTAAGCCCCAAGATCACAATACCTGCAAAATTGGTATATGTATCATGGTGGCCGTTTAGCATAATCCAGTTTTCTTCTTCAACATATTGCATCCGGTTAATATAAAAATAGCCGTTCCAAGTCGTTGCATCATTTTGATATACCTCATTCCAGGTATACATTTGTGTGATTGGATCTTTAATTTCAGTCAAATCAATATACCCGATAGTCACGCCTACACCACCCCAATTGTAATAATACATTAGCCATAGTTGAGCGACTGTCTCGGTGGTACGAATAAATGCCGTGAATGGAGAATCAAAATCTCCAGTTGTAGCAGTAAAATTCCACGGGATTCCCACATAATCCGTATTGGCACGATATACCGTTACCGTTTCGTCATCATGATTGATTACATATACGGCTCCGCCTCTCTGACTGACACTATATTTACCAGAACCATAATACGTTTTTTGCTGATTGAGTATCGCCGGAGATGTTGAACTGTCATAAACTCGTTCGTATTCCCAGAGATTGGCATCAATATCTACAAATTGATTTATTCCGGTTTGAAGAAAATTCCAGGCATATAGTTTTTTATCCGTTTGATTGAAATCCAACGATGCAGGCATAAATTGCGTTTCCGGAAACCCTGCCATATCGTAATCTAATGTTTTTACATTGACCTCTTCATTGTACGCAAAAATTAAATCCCCGCTTGCCTTTTCAGAGACAACCGGATGCAGTCCAGTAGTTCCCAATTCGTCATAATCCGTAATTTTAACAGGTGTGCTCCAAACAGATCCGTTATCATCCGAGTAGCAATAATGTGGATTGTTGATTTCGATATCATTTGTAAGTTCATCCAGATAATCGAAATGCAGATATATCCGCCCACCGGAAAGTTGCAAGAAATGCGGGTTGTTTTTGTACCGGGTTGTAAGCAGTCCGGTCAATGTGATTGCTGATGCGGCATTCCATGACGTAAAATTGGATGATGTCCGTTTGTATAGATAGTAATTGTTGCTTTCACTGGGTGGAGATCCGGTGCCTTCAGCATAAACCAAGAGATAGGTATCGTTGGCCAATGTAATGACGTATACAGAGGAAATCCAATTAGATTGAGCTGCAATGATATTTGTTGCGGAAGTTATGATTTCTCCGACCGGAGAAACGATCATGTATTTGATGCCGTAATTTGGTGTTGTATCTCCGATGGTTAAAATAATCCCAATATTTCCATCGATTAATTCACATACGGAAACGTCACTAACAAATTCTCCGCTGTAAAGATTTGAAACTAAATTCCAGGATATTCGATCCGTGTCCGTGTAGTAATATTGCAGATTGTCATTTCTTATGGCAACCAGTATCAATCGCCCGTCCGATGTCTCAATAATATTGGGATCGGATTCCGGATCTGATAATGTATTGAAATAATTTCCCCGCAATGGAATTACAGAAGCCGCCGGTGAACTGACAATTTCAACGATAGGGCGATGGTTGACTCCGTCCTGGGCGGTTTTTAGGGTTGGATCGAGAGTGATCGACATATGAAATGCTCCGCATTTTCAGGTTAAAGGTAAAAGGTGAGAAGGCTGAAGGCTGAAGGTTAAAACCTTTTACCTTTAACCTTTTACCTTAGACCTTCGAAATAATGACCAGTTTCATCACCACGTTTTGCCGGTACGCGGCGCCGCCGGCGGCGGAAAAATGATAGTCGCCTGTCAGGCTCATGATCTCCACGTTATAGGTGCTCCCGTTTTCCGGGGTCCAGACCACCTGGGCATCGGCCTCCAGGAGGGTTTGGAACTGGCTGAACTGGGCCGTGGGACAGTTTTTCCATTTCAGCGGGATGATCTGCCCGGCCAAAAACGTGCCCCATGAAAAATAGGCGCCGCCTCCCAGGGTATCGATGACCGCGGCCCGCTTTTTTTTGGTGATCACCGGCACGCTGTCCAGCGGGTTCAGCACAAACGTATATGAGCCCAGGACCATCATGTTAAAATCCTCCGGATTTTCAGGTTAAAGGTAAAAGGCTGAAGGCTGAAGGGTGAAAAGCAAAGACCTTTAACCTTTAACCTTTCACCTTTAACCTTCTTCACCGCATTTCCTCCCTCAAAACGCTCCGGACCCGGTCCTCGATCTCCAGCAGCAGCAGGGATGCCGTCCGCTCGTCGGCCTGGCCGATGGTGATGGAATTGTACATGGTAAGGTTTTTAACCTCGGATTTCGAGGATGCTCGGTGAACCTTGCTTATGGGCATGAATATTTCGTCCCGGTGGAATTCGTAGGATTTCCCGCTGGACTTTCCGATCCCTGCCACGTCCTCGCCGAGATACCCGCCATCGTCAAAACCATACCCGCCGCCGCCGCCGCCTCTCGGCATACTTGTGCCGGCACCCGAGGCACCCCCTCCTCCCCATGAACCAGCTCCCGCCGCCGCCTTGGCAGCGGCCAGTGCCAAATATAGCTGGGTGAGGATCCCCACCTGCACCCCTTCCGTTGCCAGTGCCGCCGTGGTCTTCGCGGTGCCGAACAGCCATTCCTTGATCATCTGGCCGACGATGTCGCTGGTGATCCGCCACAGGCTGTCGGACAATTTGCTGAAATAACTCTGCCAGTCCTTCCACCCGTCCTTGAGATCGTAGACCAGGTCCGAAAACGTATCCTCGATGGCGTCGGATGTTCGCTCGGATAGATCGATCAGGAATTGGCTGGTTTCTTCTTGCGCGACCAGCCGCTCTGCGTCCAGCTCCTTTAACTGCTCATTGAGCCACTGCTCGGACAACAGGCGTTGACCCGTGGATTCCGCATAGGCGTCGGCCTGGGCCGTGAGCTGCTCTTTTTTCCAGGCATAGTAATCGGCGGACTGAAATTTCAGATCCTCGAACATGGCCGCATAGGCTTCTTTGGATTTTTCGATATCCTCTTGGGTTTGGTCGAACCCGGCCGTATATTTTCCAACGTCCCGGCGGAGCTGTTCGTCTACCGTCGCACCGGTGCCCGCCGGCATTACCAGGGCGTCCTGGAATTCCTGCTGGGCCTTTTCCACTTCCTTCATGAGGGATTTGTATTCGGCCAGGGCGGCTTTATCCTGGGCCGGCGGCGAAACGATAAATGGCGCCGGTATGGGTGAAGGTTTGCTATCAAGAGAAGGTGGTTTTGAAATATCCATACTTTTATAATCCATCCCTCTTACACTCTCACCACCTCCGGCTTTATAGCCAATCCGTTTCCATAAATCAGCCCATATTTGTAATGGTTTAATCCCGATCTTAATGACTTCCGTTATACCTCTTACCCACCCCGCAACATCCTGTTTGACTATATTTTGGTTGGCCTTCCACCAGTCTGTTGTGGACTGGGCGATCCGGGCGATCTCGGGCGCCAGGCCGATGGCCGCGCTCATGAACTGAACCTTCAAGACCCGGGTGAGCTTTTCGATTTCGTCATTGGCTCTTTCGCTGCTGCGGATGAGGTGGTCGTCCATGACGATGCCCAGGTCCCGGGCCTCTTGCCGGAGTTTGGCCAGACCGGCGGCCCCGTCTTTGACCATATTGACCATGGTCAGGCCCGAACGCCCGAACGCGGCGTTGGCCAGGGCGGCTTTGTCCGTGGCCGATGCGGTCTGCCCCATGCGTTTGAACACCAGGTTCAGGGCCTCGTCGGTGGATTTTGAGCTCTGAATGTTTTTTAAAAGATTTTCATCGAACTGCTTGAGAAAGGTGATCATGGCGCCGGTGCCGGCCCGGGCCTCGCCCACCCGCTTGGTAAACTGGCCGATGCTTTTGTCCAGGGCCTCGGTCTGAACACCCGAGATCCGGGCCGCGTGCCGGTATTCCTGCAGGGTGCCGGTGGAAATGCCGATGGCGTCGGCGGCCTTGCCGATGGCGTCGGCGGTCTCCATGGACTTTTTCACGAACGCGCCCATGGCCGCCACCCCGGCGGTGGCCACCAGGGCGCCGCGCATGGAAAACACATTCGAGGTGAACTTCCGCACCCGGGCCGAGGCCGATGTGAAGGCCCGCTGGGTGAGGTCTTTGGCGGATAGGATTATTTGGAGTTTTTGGTCCATCTTTAAATTCTCTCGCCTTTGAGTTTCAGCCGGTAGTTGTTCCGGATGTTCCGCCAGGCCCGGTCCTTCTCCGACCGCCAGAAGGGCTCCATGATGGGTCGGCCCGGGGTTTTGAACCGGGTGGTCCCGGGCTTTAGAAAGAGATATTTCCGGGCCGCCGATCGTTTGGGCATGGCCGCGGCCTTGAACAGAAAATACCGGCGCCGTTTGTCGGTGATGCCGCTTTCAAATCCTTCCTGCTGCATTTCGGCGATCCGCTTCCAGGATTTGCTCGTCCTGGGACCGGTCCAGCCCACGTGCATCTCGATCGGGGATTGTTTCGGAACATGATACCGCACGGCAACGGCCAGACGCCGCAGGGGCTTGTTGGGCCGCATGCGCCCGGCCCCGCCGAACGCCCGGGACAAAAAGGTGAGCGGCGCAAACTTCTGCCCGCCCGGGGCACCGGCGACGATCTGCTTTTTCAACAGCCGCATCAGACGGAACCCCTCGACCTTGATCGCGGTGGACAGGGCCTTTTCGTCTTTTACCCCCGTTGTCTTGAGGGTCTTTTCAAGCTGTTTCAGCCCGATCAGTTTAGATTCCAGCATGGTTTTTTCCTTAAATCACAAATCACAAACACCAAATTACAAACAAATAACAAATTCAAAATCCCAAACCGCTTTAAAGTTTCTTGTTTGTTATTTGTATTTTTGGTCATTGGAATTTATTTGTTATTTGGAATTTGTTATTTGGAATTTAGGATTCCAAAACTTTCCCCTCCAGCTTCTTAATTTTCCGCCACATCCCCGGCGACAGATCGATGTCCAGCATCTCGGCCGCCGCCCTTACTTCGGAATAATCCAGGCCGATGAGCCCCGCCGGCCCGGCCCGCCACTGGGTCCCGACATCCTGCCACAGTTCCCAGGCCTCGAAGTTTTCCGGCATCAAGGGCGGCGCATTCTGCACCCCATAATCGCAGGTGCCGCAGGGCGGGTCTTTCCTCTTTCCTGTTTTCTCTTTTCCCTGGGACCCCTTGCACACCTTGCAGTAGTCTATTCTTTTTCCGTCTGAGTACCATCCCCAGACGTCGGCAAGTTTTTTTCCTCATCCTGGGCCCCGTAGGTCTCGGCGCAGATGGCCCGAAACACCTGGAGGGTCTTGAAATAGTTTTCGTTTTCCAGGTCCTCGAATTTTTCCTTATCCAGAACGCACAGGTCCAGGACCCGCTCGATGCCTTCATCCATTTTTTCCAAATCGTCCACGGGCGGGTTGTAAAAACTCAAAAAAAACCCGCAGGGCTTGAGTTCTTTGACTTCCTTCCGGGTCAGACCCCGGACCTCGATGTCGTGAATTTTCCGCATGTAAAAATCCTCCGGATTTTCAGGTTAAAGGTAAAAGGCTGAAGATTGAAGGTTTTTGCTTTTCCCTTCAGCCTTTAACCTTCCCACCTTCTTAGGTAATCAAATCATAACTCACCACGGAGTTCGTCACCCGCGCCATGATGTTGCTGGCCTCTGCTCCGTCCGCGTAGTATCCGACGAAATCGAGATTCACCAGCAGTCCCTGGGGGCCTTCGATGGGCACGCCGTTGACCGAATAGAGCAGCTCCTGGATCTCGAACTCCAAAATCGAGCTGGCCGATGCGGTGACGGTGATCTTGAGGGATGTTTCCGTGTCGCCGGTGGCCTTATCCAAGAGGGATTTGTCCTCGAACAGGGTGGTCGTTTTTCCGGTGACCATGACCAGGCCCTCGGGGATGTCCCCCCGGATCCCGCCGCCGCCGATGACAAACGAACTCGGGTCCAGCCCGAAATCGACATTAAGGGACAGTTCCGTGGCATTGGTCAGGGCGGCGCCGCCTTCCAGGATGGCCGCGTCGAAGTTTTCCACCCGGGCCAGGGTCACCGTGGTCGGGGCCGCATCGAATGCGGCGGCCTCGTGGCTCATCTGGGCCCCCAATATGGCGATGTTCCCCACCAGCTCGCCGTCGCCGCCGAAGGTCATCCCCAGGGACTGCACCTTGCACCCCACGTACCGCTCAAACACATCCACGGCCAGGTCGGTGAAGGCCTTTTCCAGAGAAAAGCTGGGCATTAATGAGGGCACTTTGAATTCGTGGACATAAGGATCCGCCCCGGTGGTCGTGGGATCCCCGAACATGGCAATCAGCCAGTAGGGCATGGCCCCGGAATCGAGCGGTATAACGATCGGCCCGTTCACGTCCTGATTTCCGGCAAACGGCGCCACCGTGTTCCGGGTCCCGGTCAGAGTGGCCGGCGAGTTTCTCGTCTTGACCCCGGTCACGCCGCAGGTGTTCATCGGCAGCACAAACCCGACCGTGGCCACCGTGCCGAACGCCACATTTTCAATCCCAAATAAAATCTGGGCATTTACGCCTCGTTGTTGCATAGTAAAATCCTCCGGATTTTTAGGTTAAAGGTTAAAGGCTGAAGGTCGAAGGTCAAAGGCCGAAGGCTGAAGGGTAAAGGTGAAAGGTGAAAGGTTTTAACCTTCAGCCTTCAGCCTTTTACCTTTTACCTTTCACTTTTCATCTTTTACCTTCAGCCTTTTACCTTTCACCTTTCACTTTCTACAAAAGCGGATCACTCCCGATGATCACCGACTCCCAGACATCGAACAGAGTCCCACACATGAAAAACGGAAAACTCTCGGTCAATTCATAATCGATGTCCACCACGGCCAGGGCCGCGTTCCCGATGTCCACCCCGGCGATGACCGTCTCCCCCAGCTTGCGAAACGTCTCGATGTTCTGGATCCCGGTGTATTCGGTGATGTTGGTAATGGCGCCGTGGGACCGGATGGTGGTGTCATGCAGGCAGGCGATCAGCTCGACCTCCTGGTGCCGTTCCCGGCGGTGCTGGCCTCCATATTTCCGGCCCGGATAGATGACAAAATACGGACAATCGTCCTCACCGGGCGGGTCCCGGGTGTCCAGGCCCACGAATACCCAGTGATCTTTGGTGTAGTTGGTCTGGGTCCAGGCCTTAATGGTCGCGGACTGGGCCAGGGCCTCGGAAAAATTAACGATCAGAGTGTTGATGTTCATGGTCGAAAACCTTCGGTTTTCAGGTTAAAGGTAAAAGGCTGAAGGTAGAAGGCTGAAGGTGGAAGGCTGAAGGGTTAAAGGTAAAAGGTTTTAACCTTCAGCCTTCAGCCTTCCACCTTCAGCCTTTCACTTTCACTTTTCACCACCTCGGCCGTTCGTCCCGGGTGATGGGAAGTTTCCAGGTGTAGCCGTCCCCCTGGATGACCACCTCCTGGCTCTGATCCCGATACACCCGCCAGGTGACGCCGTTGATCACCGCCGTGTCCCGGTAGGTCGGGTTCGGAACGTCGGAAACCCGGACCTCCAGAATTGCGGTCCGGGCGTTTTCACCGTCGGATCTTCCGCCATAGGATATATGGCCCGGAATACCCGTCCCTTTGTAGGTGACGGTCTCCGGATCCATACCGGGCCCGAACCATACGGCCATGGCGGCGGTTACGGCATCATCAAAATCACCCACGATTAAACCCCGAGCACATATTTCAGGTGAACCACGAACCGGCCCGCCGTCAATGCCGCCACGGCCACGGACATGGTCATGTTCCCTTTGGCCGTCATTTTGATCATGGTGGCCGCAGTGCCGACCGGCACCACGTCCAAAACCGCCGCCAGGGTAAACGACGTGATGGCCGTGGCCGCCAGGATGTCGTCCGTACCCAGCACCTTGAGCGCAACGGTGGCCCCGGTTCCGGCCAGTGCGGTCTTGACCTCGATAACGCCGTCCATGACAATGGCGTCATCGGGCAGCACGTCGTTGACCAGGGTGATGTCCCCGATGTCCCCGCCGTGAACCGCAAAGTCGTATTCAAACGAGGCCAGGTTGACTTTTGCTTTTTCAAGTCCTGATGTTTGCATGATATTTTTCTCCTTTTTTAAAAAAACGCCTAATAGGAAATAGGAAATAAGAATTAGTTTTTCTCTTTCCTCTTTTCTCTTTCCTTCTTTTTTTTTATACCCCATAATTCTGATACATGCCGCGCCAGTCCATGGCCTTTGCGCCGGCATCGATTCTGACTTTGTATTCCACACCGTCCACGGTCCAGCCTTCTTTGGTCTCCATGTACGGTGCTTCTTGACCGTTCAAGAAAAAAATGATTATGGTTTTCCCTTTACGGGCGGCCAGATACCACTTCGTGGCCACGTCGTCATCGATCCTGGGTTCATAGACCCGGGTAAAATAAGTCCCGCCATAGATATTTTTCCGGGTGGCCGCCAAAGAACTGTCCGTTGCAATAGTGTTGGAATCCGCGTACTGCAGGGTCTGGAAAAACACCTCGGAAGCACCTTCCAGGGCTTTGGGCGCGATAAAGAATTCCGGCCGGATATTGAGCCGGCGGAGCCCCTTGATATCCTTCTGGGTTCCCATGGCCAGCACGCCGGCGGTGATGGTGTCAACTCCCGGCGCAGCGCCGGAGCCGGAATCCACAAGATTGCTGTGGCCGGCGACAAACAATGCCAGCCCGTCACCCATGGCCGCGTTGGCGGACAGCACCGCGTAGACCACGTCCCCGATTTTCCGGTTCGCAGCTTCCCCGTGGCTCATAGGGATCCGAGTCAATGCCCCCAGATCGTCATTGATAATGGCCTGACGGGTGATGGCAAAAATCTTTCCATAGGTGGCGATGGAATACTGCTCCTGTTCCTCGGATCTGGACCCATACTGGTATTCGCCGTGCTCCGGCACTTCCTCCAGGTCGTCGCTTTCCGATATTCTCGGTGAAGAGTGTATTTTGAAATCCGACACGGACCCGGTGGCGCACCAGACCGGCCAGGTTTCCTCGCTGGTCTCAAAGCCGACAAACAGGGCCTTGTTGGCCACGTTTCCCAGGATATAGGGCAGGTCGGTGGTTTGAAGCGCACGTCCCACCATCTTTCTGGGATCCCCGGCCTGTGATTTTCCGGCCATGTACAACGCGTGGCGAGCCAGTTCTCTTAAAGAATACCCGGTGAGATCTTGGGCGCCCAGGGCCGGTTTTTCCGGATGGAAGGCCGGGCCGGACCGGATCAGCAGCGCATCGACGGCGGCCGCACGGAATTTGTCCCGCTCGTCCGCGATGGTTTCAATGGGCGTCCGGTACTGGGTGCCGTTTTCATCCTGCTTTTCGATCAGCCATGTCATTACCTTTTCACGAGCCGCGTCCAGGGGCGTCCCTTCACGAACCAGATCATCGGCTTTTTCAGAGGGGTAATCAAATTTCGTGCACATGGCATCGATGCCCCGGATCCGGTCCCGCTCTTCGCCGGTGGCCTCTTTCCGGATTTTGTCGATATCGACCTCGGACTCTTTTTCAATTCTTTTTTGCGCCTCCTTCGGCAAATCCAGCCTCTCCAGGAACGCCCAGGCTTCTTCTTCCGTGGCCTCCTTGGAAAGCCCCCTTGCCTCCAGGAATTTTCTCGTTTTCTCATTCATGATATTCTTCTCCTCTGTTGAAGTTGATCGTTTCTTTTTTTTGGTTTCGCTTCTGGCCTTGGCCTGTTCGTCCGCTCCGATAGGAAGGATCGAAAGCTCCTTGGCCCGCCACCGGGTGGTTACCAGAACCGGCCCCTCAAAGCTGCGCCCCTTGATGGTTCTGCGTTCATCTTTGGGCACCCATTCAGAGCTGATCTGACGATATCCCACGGAGAAATCGGTGAGGTGGCCCTCCCTGAGTTTGGTGAAAGGCCCTTCCGCCTCTGGCACACTGGAAAAATAGACCCGTCCCGTAAGCTGATCTTTTTCGGCTTTCATGTCCCGATAGGATCCCAATACGCTGGATGTTCCGGCCCATCGTTGGTGCGTGTCCAACAGCGGCACCTGTCTTGATTTCGGTGTCTCCAACCCGTCCATCATTAAAATTTCACTGATAATACCCCGCTCCCAGTCAAATATTTCAACCGGCGCCTCGGTGGCGCCCACGACTTCGACGCTGCGGTCCTCTATATTTAGGGTGGCCGGTGCGCCGTCCTGCATCCGCAGGCATATGGTGCGGTAGCTCAAATCGTCGGTGTTCGCCTGGTTGCGATGGATGATTTTCTTTTTTTTCATGGTAAAACCTCCGGTTTTTCGGTAAAAGGTTAAAGGTAAAAGGTAAAAGGTTTTAACCTTCCACCTTCAGCCTTCCACCTTTCACTGTTTCAACCCACGACCTCATCCAATTTATCGATCAGATCAATGATCATGGCCTTGGTGTCGTCATCGTTGCCGTTCAGGGCGGCCGGATTGTTGGCCAGGGCGGTGGATACTTCCTGGCCGGTGAGCTCGTATTCCCCGGCCAGGTCTTTGGCCATCTTGATTTCCTTGTAAACGTCCTCCAGATCCCGGCCCCTGCTTTTGACGATCTCATACGGAGATCTCAGCAGCGCATTGACCTCGTCGATCCGGGCCTTGGTCTCCCGCAACGGATCGATGCTCTCCATGCCCGGCGGCTGCCACTCGCACCGGAGGTACGGGACCGGATTGATAAAATAGCCCGGGAATTGGAGCCGGCCCGCCAGGACCGCGCTGTCCATGAACGGGACAAAAGTTTTCTGCCCGAAATGCCGGATGTGCCGGACGGCGATGGGCCGGAGCTGATGCGCAAAATCATTGCGGGACGTGCGGCCCGTGGAATAGGAAAATCCCTCGTAATCGCCGGACAGCAGTTCATAGGGAGCGCCGGCGGTGATCGCCACCATGCGCAGGATCAGTTTGACGAACGGCGGAAAGTTGGTGCCGGGGCGGGGGTTGCTGGCGATGGTGACATCTTCGCCGGGCCGGAGATACTCGATGATGGCGTTCTGCATCTCTTCGATTTTCTGGCCGGTATCGGGATCGGTCTCCATAGTCCCCAACTGGCGGCTGAACGGATCCGGGGTCTTCACAAATGACAGATATTTGGCGGCCATCTTCGCGGCGTCGATTTCGGCGTCCATATATTCGGACAGATCCTTGGCCACCAATATGGCCGGCGTGAACGGGGATATCCCCCGGAGCTGGCCCGGCCGCAATGTTTGAAATCCGTGGATCACCCGGTCTGCCGAAATCCGGACGGACTTTCCCCATGAATCCGGATCGATGAGATGAAGTGCCGCCACCTGGCCGGTGGCCTTCCGATATTCAATACCCTGAGAAAATTCGTTGCCCGGATCTATTTTCTGACTGGCGGAACCGGCGAGCCAGTCGGCCTCGTACATCTGGAGCGCAAAGGGCAGATATCGGCTCCGGTCTTTGGAAAGGGTTTTTACAATAAGAAATTCGCCGGTCTCCATGTCCTGGCGCTTGCCCAGGTGCATCATTTCATAATAATGGAGCTTGCCGGCGATGTCGGCCTCGTCGGCCCAGAAATTGAACACATCCTCGGTCTGTTGAATCCGTTTTTTGTCCAGCGTATCGTCCGTTCCGCGGATCCGGCTCTGGAAAACGATCCCGGCCCCCACCGTATAGTCGGCAAGAATATTGACCGCCCGCGTAAAATAGGGAAAATCCCGAACGAGTTGGCGCACCCTGGAACGGATTGCGGGTGATGACGCGCCGATAATGTCGTTGACATTGGAATCCACCGGCGACCAGGGGCCGGTAAGGCGTGTGGTTTTGGCGGCGGCATACTGGGCGCTGCGAACGGTTTCCAGTTTTTTGCGGAAAAACCGTCGCCGGATTTCGCGGCCCGGAGAAAAAACGCCGATCAGCCGGTCCAGAAAAGATTCTATTCCGTCGAATCGGCTCATGATGTCCGCCCGCCCTGTTTGGCGTAGGTTCTCAGCGGCACCGTGCCGGCGACGGCGTCGGTCTGAGTCTGCATGCCGTCGATCAGATCTTTGAGGCTCTTCATGTCCACGGGATGGTACTGTATGGTTTTGCCGGCAACGGTGACGGAGGCCACCCGGGACCCGGCGGCCAGTTCGAGATAGGCGGCTTTGAGAGAATCGATTTCAGCTTGAGTGAATGCCATAAAAAAAACCCCTATGCATAGTGGTTGCAAATTGTGCAGCAACCATATCATGGGATTTTGGGCGATTTGCTATTTATGGAAATTTGATGCTGTTTTTTGGGTATTTATGGAAATTTAGGCCTAACTTTTGCTTGACACGGTTTTTTTAGCCCGTTTTTTCCGCGGGTTTTTTCCTTTTGTCCCGGCGGGCTGCGTCGGTTCCGGAGCTTTAGGTTTTTCGTCTTTAGCCGCGGGAAGAATTTCACCCAAAACAAACGCACGCCACCAGGAATTGAGCTCCTCCCGGTGAGATACCCATTGCCCCCCCAGCTTCCGCAATGGGAACGAATCATATTCCCGGTGCCATTTCATAATCGTCACCTCGGTGGCGTTGCCGACCACGGGCCGGATCTTATCCATGCCGTATAAAATATTGTTGTTTTTCATCAAATCTCCTTTTTTACTACCATCGGGTTTTCGCGCCCTTTTCTCTTTTCTCTTTTCTCTTTCCTATATCCTCTTTCCTGCTTCCCGGAGCCGGCCAGAACATCATCCCCAAAATCTCATGGGCCGCAAGGCATAACACCGCGCAGTCCCATATATGATTGTCCTTTCCGTCCGGGCACTCCCAGATCCCTTTTTCATTGACGAACTCGGCGGTCATGTGCCGGGCCCAGTCAAATGAAAACTCGCTGTTTTCGTGCCAGGCCCCGGGGTCGGACGGGGCGACCTCCAGCAGACCGGCCAACTCGTCTTTAAAATATTTGGTATTAACGTTAATCCCTTTGAGCCCTCCGGGGATCGGCTTTTTGGTTCCCGGAAAATATTCCAGATTGGTCCAGGTGTATTGCTGGGCCATTTTGTCCCGTCCGAATGACGGGAACACCCGGCCCCGGTTTTTGATGCAGAATTTATAGACCTCGGACGTGCGATGCCCCAGGGCGTCCTGGATCACCAGGTTAACCACGTACCGGTTGCCCTCCGCGTCCATGTAAGTATCCGTCCAAAGCACCTGCTCCAACGCCTCGAACGTGGTGACGTATCCTTCCCGGATGCCCCAGCTCTCTTTAACCAGGGCCTCGCCGCCGTATCCAAAGGCCCGGATCCGGTACCAAAATCCATAATCCTGGGTATCTACCCCGGCCACCAGCCCGGCCACCACGTTCCCGGACGGCACCCGGCCCCGGGGACGGTCGTCCCGCAGCAGCAGGATCCGGTCTTCGCTCCGTTCTTTCTGATACACCTTCCAGGGCTTGGCCGCGTATCCGTTCTGGAAGTCCTTGAGCGCGGTCTTGGCCGGGGATTTGTCCTGGATGCCTTTGAGAAATGCCGCTGCGCACTCGCTCAGGGTCACAAACGGCGACAGCCAGGCCGGCACGTGAAAGCCGATCACCCGCGGATTGTGCGCCGCCAGGTAGTTTTCCAGGGATAAAGAAGGTGAGAGGGTTGGAATGTCAGAAGGTCGGCTGTCCTCTTTTCTCTTTCCTATTTCCTCTTTTTTACCCGCCGGTTCTTTGGCGGGCCTATTTTCTTCTCTTGCCCGATACTCCCCCTTTCGCACCGCCATATCCCGGGTGAGATCGTCCCACACCGCGCCGCAATCCGGGCACTCATAATAGGCGGTCCCCTCCCGCAAGACCGTTTTGGGATCCGCATCCGAGCCGCCGGGCCATTTAATCTGCTTGAAATCCATTTTATGGAGATCTTTGCAGTCCGGGCATTTCACCCAGTAATCAAAAATAACTTCCGCATCTTCGTTCAGCCCTTTGGAAATCCCCACGCCCTCGATGGTAGGCGACGACAAACGCCAGAGTTTTCTTTTTCCCGGAAAGTTCCGCATCCGCTTTCTCACCAACTCCGTCGGGCCGGACTCTTTTTTCCCCACCGTAGCCGGGTTTTTATCTTCTTCATCGATCACCCCGTAGGGCAGGGGCCGCTGGGACAATCGGGCCGCGGACGTGGCCCAGGCAAAATAAATTTTAAGATGCTGGAGTTTGATCCGCATAGTGGCCAGATCGTCGGCTTCGCCGGTGAGATACGACCGGAGCCGGGGCGAATCGACCAGCATAGGCTGAATCCGGTCCTTGGAATATGTCCCGGCCTCTTTTTCATCCGGAAACACGAACAGGACATTCCCCGGGACCCGGTCCGCAACATACCCGATGCAGTTGGCCACGCACTGGGATTTCCCGACCTGGGGCGCCGCACATACGATGATCTCCTCCACCGACGGGTAAAACGACGCATCCATGATCCCGGCCAGATACCGGGCCGTGATGTTCTTCCAGGGCCCCGGCCGGGGCGAATCGTCCGGCAAAACAATGTGCCGCTCCGCCCACACCGACGCCCGGATCTTCTTTTTCCGCCGCAAGGTCTTTTTCTCCCCCGGCGAAAACGACACGGTGATGTGGTGCCGCGCCTGCAGCTCCTCCACGGACCAGGCCGGCAGCCAGGCCGGATCGATGGAGATGGGCATCTCCAGGTGATGGGTAATGGGTAATGGGTTCATGGAAATAAGTGCCTAAAATGCCTAAAATGATCTAAAATGCCTAAAGTTTTTTTCATTCATCATTTACATTTATGGTGCGTTTGGCTCCGGACCGGACGTTGGCGATCTCGATTCTCTTTCTATTTTTTCGGCTCCATCAACTTTAATAAGCCGCGTCTCGGCAAACCATTCCCAATCGAGTGTTTTTCCATCTTTTAGAGATTGAGAGCAAAGTCCATAATGAGAGCAATTTGTAAAATATTCAGTCCGGCCCATTGCCACACCCTGAAACCCTGTCACCTTGTCTTTTAAAATTTCACCAAGTTCAAATTTCATCATAATTCTCCTTTGTTATTGGTTATGGGTTTATAAAAAATGCCTAAAATGCCTAAAGTGATCTAAAATGCCTAAAGTTATCTAAAGTGCCTATCGATAATAACAACCTTCGCCGGCAGCCAGGCATTGCGTGCAATCGCTGTTCCGTGTCTCTCCCCTTTCTGTAATGCACCACCATCCCGAGCATCGAGAGCGCACCCTACCTGTAAAAATCATTTGAGCATACCCGGCATCAAAATCAGGACAGGCCGTCATTTTTCCCGATTCTATTGATAGTTTTAATGCTTCATCCATATCGTCAATAGTCAGCCCAATATGCAATGTGTCGTGATGCGGTACTTTCATCCACAATTTTTTATTGCGGGTAAACCCGTATTGAGGGATTCCCTTGCGATGTAACCCCACAATTACCTCAGCTACTTTATCGGTCAGTTCTGGCAGACAATCGCCCCATGTCC